CCTGGCGCTTCGGCTTGGCTTCGCGCCATTGCTGGTAACACACGGCAAGGCGTTGCTCTTGGTCAGGGAATTCTTTCTTTATGGTGTCATCGGACAGGCAACGTTCGATGAAGTCCCGTTCTTTCTCGCCGGCCTTCGGCTTGATGAGTGGCACGTTAGGCTTCCTTTAAAGTTGTGCGCGGGAATTCCCCGCTCCTTCAGGGCGGGGATGAAAGCGCACCTCCGAACTTGACACTTGTTTGCAGTCTCCAAACGGCCCATGGCCTATACTATTCGCACTTGGGTATCCCCCAAGATTCCTCCTTTGGAGGATGTTCTTTGGCAATGAAGGTATCCGGTTCCCACCGAAAGATCGTGGTGGGGTAAAACCTGCACGTTGCAAAAGCCAAACGTATCTACGTAACCCGAAAGGGCCAAGTAGTAGTTGCCCAGACACGGGCCTATGTGGTCTTGGGAGCAGCGCGGACGGCAAGCACTCAGGCTTTGCTGAGGATTCTTCTAGAATCACGCCTATGTCTCCTGTATTTCCAAGAAGCCCCGCGCCTTTAGGCCGGGGAGTGTCACGTCGCTCACGTCCTCAACGGTGTTCCCCGCCGCGTAGGCGGTTTAGAAGAATGGCGAAAATCGAAAGGAAAGCGCCAGGCGGTTCCCCGCCGTGTAGGCGGTTTAGAAGGAATAATCCCGGGCCACCGTCGAGTAATTGGGTTCCCCGCCGTGTAGGCGGTTTAGAAGATAAGCAACTGAAGGAATTCAGGGGCATGCTTGTTCCCCGCCGTGTAGGCGGTTTAGAAGGCGTGCGGCTTTTCCACTCGGATTCCGTTACGGTTCCCCGCCGTGTAGGCGGTTTAGAAGTTCCTCCAGGCTCGTGGCCACGGCCACGTAATGTTCCCCGCCGTGTAGGCGGTTTAGAAGCAGTTCGACCAGTCGGCTTAACTCTCGGGTGAGTTCCCCGCCGTGTAGGCGGTTTAGAAGTGCAACGCTTAGTGGTCGCTCTGACCATCGGCGTTCCCCGCCGTGTAGGCGGTTTAGAAGATTAGCCACGAGCACCTGCAGCGCCTGGTGGTGTTCCCCGCCGCGTAGGCGGTTTAGAATGGTTTAGAATTTGTCTTTGACCTTATGCTCCGCATTCGAGCTAAATATAAATCCTTTTGCTTTCTCGGCTTGCCGTTCCAGCTCGATCTGCGCCTCAACATCGTGCGGGTTATTCCCGCGGGATCTGATGATCTGCGCCCGCGACGCAAAGCCGCCCTGCACCATGAGCAGGTTGGCATTGATTTCGCGTTGAGGGTCTATCCACGGACTCGCCGGTCCCCGGTAATCGGCTGAGAAGACCGTCGCGGGGTCGACCTCCTGGGGGATTTTATAAAGCCCGGCGAGCAGCGCCATCCGTTGCACCCGTTCGTAAATGTGCTGGGTGCACTGATCCTTAAAATCATCGGTGAGGCTGCGGTAACTGATATCCGCCTCAACGAGGGCCTGGCGTTGGCTACTGTAGGTCCCGTTATAATCCCGGGCGACGGTCGAATAATTGGAGCCCGTTCCCGCCGCAATCGCCTTGAGCATGGCGTTGCGAAACGGCTCTAAGAGCCCGCTGGGCCGTTTGACATCAATCGCGCCGACCTCTTCGCCGGGGGCTAAGGTGTCGAAGATCAATCCCGGCTGGAGCTTGAAATCCCGCGGGGCCGGCTCGCCGTTGGTGCCCGGCTCCGGGGGCATATACATGTCCGGCGTGCCCTTGCGGACAAAGCCGGCCATGGCCGCGGCCACCCGGGCGGCGACTCGTTCAGATTCCTCGTAATCCTTGAGGTCATCGAGACGATTAAGCACCGCGGCGAGGATCGTCACCCCGCGGGCTTGGCGAAAGCGGCGCACGCTCTTGACGTGGATGATCCGTTCGGCCGGGACCCGCTTGGTGTCGAGGCGCCAGCCGCCATCGCCGGGATGGGTCTTGTAGAGGTGAAAGGCCCGCGGCCGGCCCCAGGCGTCGCGCTCCACCCCTTGGGTAATGCCGAGGCGCTCATCATCGAGGTCGGCCAGGTAATCGGCCTCGAGGAGTTCCAGGGATAGCGGCACCCGCGAGCCGTGTTCCAAAAACGGTACGGCACCCTCCAGGACCTGCAGCAAGGCCTCGCCATCGCGCAGCCAGGCCAGACACAGCAGCCACTCGGCCGACGCCCAGGAATGCTCCTTCGTGGTCTCCGGTTGCCGTCCCCAGGCCTCCCACACCGCGGCCTGGGCTTTGGCGAGTTCATCATGGATGGCGCCGTCCCGGGTGCGCGGTTGCGGTTCCACGGCAATCCCGGTCGGGCCGACGATCCGATCACAGAGCGTGGTGAGCAGCCCACAGGCCAGATCATGGTTTTGATCGAGGTGGCGGGCGAGCGCCCGTAACGGCGCGCCGGCCCGGCGGGTGGTGGTATCGCCGCTGGCGTTATCGGCCCGGGTTTTCCGGTAGCGGCTGGGCTGAGCGGCCTCATAGAGGCGCAGCAGGGTGCGGGCCTGGGCGCGCTTTAAGCCCCAGTGCGGCGCGACGGCGGCAATGGCCCGATCCAGCCAGCTGGGATTATCGGTCATCTTTTGCGATCCGCTTTCTAAAAGGCGCGACTTTGCTCAAGGCAGGCTTTAACACTCGTTTGCAATCTCAAGGCTCTGATCCCTTTATACTTAGTGGTGCGTTAAGGCACCCATGTGGTAAACGGTTGGCGCGCAAAAATACGAGCATCATTGGGCATTGGTCGGGTAACCGGCACGAGTCGCGAAAGACCAAGGCTTGGCGCCCCATGGTGAGGCTGCCGTTGCGAGAGCAACCCCCCTGGTCAGGGGTGTCAACCAGCCCAACGGGTATGCGGTTAGGCTCGGAAATCCGCTCATGATGCCCAATGTCGCGTGCGATGATCCGCAGGGACGCGGGGAGTACAGCGACAAGCCCCTGAATTTATTCATGGGATCGTTGACGGAAATTGGCGACGCTGTAGAGGGGCGAACCACCGCGGGCGGTCACCTGGGCCTTCGCCACTTCCACGGCCGCCAGTTGGCGTACGGCCAGCAGGTCCGGCTTGGAATGGTAGCGCACGGTGCGATCGCCAAATTGCACCTGCAAGGTGTCGCGCTTGAGCGCGTCATCGATCGCGTCGAGGTCGGTTTGGGTCCAGGCCATCTAAAGCCAATCTCCTGAGGTGTTGATCCAGCCGCCGCTGCTTTGGGGCCGCGGCGGTGGCGTTGCGACGCGCGGGCGTTCCCCGCTGGCCGGCGTGCGGCCGCTGCCTAAAATCCGCCTGGCGAGATAGGCGAGCCCCTCGCAGTCTAAAAAGTGATTGTCCTTGCGGGTGCGAATCCACAACACCCGGCCGGCGGCGGTGGTCAGGCGCTGCTCGGCGACGATCTGCCGGCAATAGTCGTCATCGATATCGCTCGGCAGAAACCAGGCGCCGGGCTGGTCCTGGGGCCAGTCGATGCGGCCGTGGATAAAGCTCTTGGCGAGCCCCGTGTCGAAGTGCCACAGTTGCACGCCGTGGCGAATGAGCTTGCCGCGGACGTTGACATCGATCAGGGTGGCCTTGAAAGGCTTATCCAGCTGGTCGTGGCCTTTGGTGGCCAACACCTGCCGGGGATGGGCGCGGGCGAACTGATAGACGATCTCGGCGCGGTAACCCGAGTCCACCGCCATCCGGGCAATGGGCAGATCGCCCCACCGCTCCAGCAGGATTTCGGTCGCCAGCCGGCTCCAGACCTCCAGCTGTTCGGTATCGCCCCACAGTTCGCCGCGGTCGATCAGATACGAGGTTAACCCCGGCGCCCAGCCGCGCACCATCCAGACCAGGCGGTTTTTTTGCACGTCAACGCCACTGGTCAACAGCATGACGGCCTCGGGCACCTCGCCCAGCCGATAGCCCAGCGCACAGGCCTTGACCGCCTCCGTCTTCGGCGCCTCGCCCTTGAGCCGGTAGAGCTCGCCCAGGCCGGTATTGACCACGCCCTGCAGCTCGCCGGGATCACCCGAATGGGCGGCCTTGACGTAATCGTGAGCGCGCTCGCCGAGGCTCACCCAGTTGGAGCACAGCCCCGAGACCCAGAACGAGGCGATGGGGTTGTCGGGTGCTTCACCCTGCACCGTGCCATCCGGGGTGATCCACTGCCCGGGCGCCACAAACCGACCGTGGTGATTCATGGCCTCTTTATGCCGGTCCGTGCTCTCGGCGCCGCAGTGCGGGCAGACCAACCGGGCGGTCTCCCAGGCGCGATCGGGATCGGCGCCCTGCTCCCAGCGCAATAAGGCAAAGCGCGGGATGGAGTAGTCGCCACAGTGCGGGCACGGCCAGGCCCATTCGTGACGGGTGCCGGATTGCCACAGCCGCCAGGTGGGGCTTTGGATGTCCTCGGCCGGCGCCACCCGCCAATGGGTGAGGCCGGTTTCCAAGGTCTCGGTGTCAACCGCGCCCTCTAAGGGCGTCGAGACCACCAACACTAAGCCGTTGGGATAGGTACTCACCCGGGCCTTAGCCAGGGTCACCGGGTCGCCCTCGCCTTTGACGAGCTTCATCCGGTCCCGCTCGTCGATCAGCACCAGCGCCGCCGGGTGGGAGGCCAGCTCGGTGGGCGAGCCGGCCCAGCCAAACCCTAAGCGCACGCCGTTGATGTGCTTTTCGTAGAGGGTGTCCTTCTTGCCCTTGGCCAGCCCCGCCCAGAGGCTCGGCACCTGGCGGAACATTTTTTTGATCCGATCGCCGGAGATGGACTTGACGTTCTTCTCGGTGGGGCCGAAGTAAATCACCGGCTGGGGATCATCGTCGAGCTTCCAGCCGATAGCGTTCAGCATCACGCCATCGGTTTTGGCCATTTGACTGGCCATCACCGCCACCACCATCCGATGGCGACTGCCGGCCAGGCGTTCGGTAATCTCGCGAATCCAGGGGGCGCGCTCGGACCGAAACGGCCCGGGTTCAGCGGAACCGGCCGGCAGTTCCCGCTTAGCCTCCGCCCATTGCCACGGCGTTCTCTTCGGTGGCGGGCGCAGCCAATCCGCTGCCTGGATCCACCGTGAAGAAATCCTGTAATCGGTGGGCGGCCGCAGAGCGAATTCGTCGGCATTCATCCAGTAAGCGTTCTCGGATTTCGGCCGGGTCGTCGAGGTTGGCCAGTGGGGTCGCGAGCCGTCCGGCCAGGCCATCCAATTGCGCGCCGATCAGGATCATGGCGGCGCTGGCGGCCTGTTGCATCTCATCGAGGTTGGCGAGCCGCTGCTCTTTCTCGGCGTTGACCAGGTCCTGGTGGATCCGCTTGGCCTTAATGAGCAGGTACTCCTCGGCCTCGCGGCTGCGGGGGTCATCGGTGTCGAGGTCAGGCACCCGCTTGGCGACTTCCCGGCTGATCAGCCAGGCAATGGCGGCCTCGGTATCAATCTGGACCTCGGCGCCTTTCTTGCCGGTGCGGCTGGCGGGCAGCCCCTGGGCGATCATCTCGCCCACGGTGCGCGGCGACTTACCGATGATTTCAGCGAATTGCGCCCGATTGACGATCCGGCCCATAGCGTTCCCATAGCGGTTGTCAATGGGGGTTTCAGTGGGAAGAAGGGAGCTGATTTTGGGGCGCAAAAATAGCCGCTGGCCGGAATGCGAATTACCCGTGGACCCCTCCCCCCTCCTGAGGACCCGTAAGCTATTGATTTGTATAGCTTTAAAGACTGTTACCGCGCCGTCCTCAGCGCCTGCGCAATCGCCCCCAGAAAGATGGCCCGATAATCCCGGTCCACCACCCGCTGCGCTACGTCGAAGAACTTGAAGATCACCTTATACTGAGGCGTCTTCACCCCCACCATAAACGGTGCGATCTGCTTACCCTGGCGGCGAAAGATAATCAACCGGCCGCGGGTGCGCTTGGCAAAGAAGCGGGTGCGGCGGCCGGTCGGGGTGTTCTGGTACGGGTCCCATTGCGCGCGCAGATGGGAGAGCATGGTATTGATCTGTCCCCGGCTGATATTGCCGTACTGATCCAGGGGGGCGCCACTCCCGGGCACCAGGAATTCAGAACTGCCCAGGATACCCTTCCGGCGCAGCAGCACTTCCGAGCGCTTGGCGGTACGCTCACCGCCTTCGATATGGGGGAGCAGGTACTCAGTGGCGGGGGTGCCCTTGGGGGCATAGTCGCGCAGCCAGACCCGCGAGCTTTGCCGGGTCTTGGTCGCCGGCTGGACAAAGAGCGAGTTCAGCGTAAAGGGGGTCGGTCGGTCAAAGAGCCGCTTGATTTCCTCGACCTCCTCGGCCTTGACCTGTTGAGCAAGCTGGGTCAGACCCAGGGCCGTCGCAAAGGGGACCTGCTCCTGGGGAATAGACCGCAGCATCCGCTGCACGGCTTCGAGGCCTTGAACATCAACTCTCACGGTTGCCCCCCATCCGTGGCCGTCCCCGGTGCAGCCTGCCCTGAGCCGGTCGCCGGGGGAAGCACCGGGGGCGCCGGGGCTTCTTGTCTGGGGGCTTGGCCGGGTTGCACCCGGGTTTCGAGCGTGGACAGCGCCCGCTCCAGCGAACGGATGCGCTCCTCGAGGCGGATAATGGCCTGATCACGGGCTTCGAGATCGCGGCGGGCATCACTGGCCTGGTAGCTCGCCGCCAGCCGGTCTTGCAGCGTAGTCAGACGGCGCTCCAGGGCGGTAAACGCCGTTTCCATCCCATCGAGCTTAGTGACGCTGCGCTCGCTGACGACACTCAACTCCGTCACCGACGTCCCGACCCAGATCACCCCGCCGGCGATCAAGGACACGATGATCGATTGCAGGTGGCGCTCCAGGCTCGATGATACCCGCACGCCGGTCCCGCGCTCGGGATCGCGGCGATCCAGGAAAGCCTGTCCTGAGCCTGTCGAAGGGGGCGGGGATTGCTCAGTCGCCATCACCCGGTCCACGCGCTACGGCCCACACACAGCCGAGCGCCAGTAGCAGATAGACCCCACCGCTCGGCAGGGGCGGCTCGGTTATTAACAGCAACATCGCCACCAGCAGCCAGATCAGGGCGGCGGTTAAGGCGCACAGCAGCCGCAGCGGGTGCGGGTCCAGGTACAACCCCAGCAGTTGGCCCACGCCCTGTAACGCCAAGAGGCCCGCCCAAAACCGCGCCGGGGCAAACTGGTGCAGTACCCGCAAGCTCGGGGCCTCGGCAAAGGCATCCAACGGCAATACCAGCACGGCACTCCACCAGAGTGCCGTGAGCGCGGCCAATAGTTCGATCAAGCGAGTATCAGTATCGGCCAGGGACGTCGTCGGCATGGGGTATGGAGGCAATAAAAAAGCCGGCTTTTGGCCGGGCTCAAGGGAGAATTTCGGAAGTTACCTTGGTGTAGCGCAAAACTCCGCCGGAGTCAAGGGCTTGTGCGGGTTCGGCGGTTCATCCCCACGTGCGTGGGGAACAGTAGTACGCTTCAATCCCTAAGCTACGCCATATCGGTTCATCCCCACGTGCGTGGGGAACAGGCTTCCAAGGCGACAATGCCTTCCTCCAGGCTCGGTTCATCCCCACCCGCGTGGGGAACAGGGGCGATTGTTGCGACATCTGCCCCCCTCAACCGGTTCATCCCCACCCGCGTGGGGAACAGTTGCTGCACGATCTGGCTTGGAGCTGTTACCGCGGTTCATCCCCACACGCGTGGGGAACAGATCAATTTATTATGCATATCCTTTGCTAGATACGGTTCATCCCCACGCGCGTGGGGAACAGGTCCGCAGGCGATAGGTTTCGCCCTGCTCGCCGGGTTCATCCCCACGCGCGTGGGGAACAGGCAATCAAGGCCACCACGTCAGCCAGCAGTGACGGTTCATCCCCACGCGCGTGGGGAACAGGGACCAGGAGACGATCGCGCCCTGTTGGAACTCGGTTCATCCCCACGCGCGTGGGGAACAGATGCCCTTATCGCCCATTACATCTACTGCCCCCGGTCCATCCCCACACGCGTGGGGAACAGGGAACAGGAATAGTCTAGCACCGATTCAGGCACTGGAGCGGGTTCGGCCGGCAAAATAGCTCTGCAACGCCACCTCCCCCAATTGGCGGCGATCGGCCAAGGTCTTGACCGCAATCCCCAACCCGGCGGCCACCTCGGCGAGCGGCTGATCCCGCTCGCGCAGATAAACCGCCCGCACCGCCCCAATGGCGCGGGCCTGGCTCGGCCCCTGGCGCTGGATCGTAGCCATCGCCTGGATCACCTCCCGCACCCACGGCGTCGGCTCCACCGGCCCCGGCGGATGGGAGGCTGGCACGCCGCCATGGGGCTCCTGGAGGGCCGCCAGCGCGCAGGGGACGCCGCCCTGGGCGGTGGTGTGCCACTTCGCCCAATCGTTTAAGAGGTAGCGGACGGTTTTCAGGTCCATGGCTTAATCCGGCCCCCGGGGCACCTTCCGCACCCGCTCGATCGGCCGCCACTGGGGCTCGCGGTGCTGGTAGCTGACCTGCACATAACCGGTGGCGTACTCGATATGATCGATCCAGCCAATGGCGCCATGGCGATCGAGCACTTTATCGCCCACCTGGAGGGCCTTAAGCGCCCGGAGAATCCGCGGTTTATCCGGTAGCGGTCTGGGCATAGCTTGCTTCCTTGCGCGCCGCGGCCTGTTCCCGTTCCACGCGCTCCGCGGCGAGCGCTAAGGCCTCGGCTTCCTGATCCGCGAAGATCTGCCGGTAGCGCTGGCGCGTCCGCAGGCCGGTATGGATCTCCTGACCGGGACTGACCGGTTCGGCCGTCCAATTCACGATGTCAACTAGCCAGAACATAGGCTAAAACTCCGAGGCCCGATTGCGGGCCAGATAAGCCGTGATCGCGGCCACCAGGGAGCCCAAGGCGGCGAGCAGGGCGGCGGCGATCTCCTCGTTGACCTCGATGTTCAGCCAGGCGGTGAGCCCGTAGGCGACCACCGCGGCGGTGGGGGTGCCGACCAGGGCGGCGGCTTTGACTTTGCGCACCGGCTGGTGACTGGTTTGGTCGATCAGCGACGGTTGATAGCGGCGACTCATCGGCGGCCCCTCCGGGTGTGGACCTGCCGCGGTTCGGTGCGCAGGAAGTCCCGAATCACCGTCGGGCGGCAGGCCCTTCGGCTGAGCTCAGGACAGGCTTTTTTGGGTGAGTGGGCCGCCGCTCGCGGCCGGGAGTGCGGTTCCTTTCGACGGTGCTCAAGACAGGCCTTCTTGGCGGACATAAAGCCTCCTTCTTTAGGTGGCGGTTGTTTACTCTTTATTTCCTTCAAACAGTGCTTCTACTTCATCAGCCGGAGGTGGGTCAGGAAGCTGTAACGGCTGCCAATGCGTTATGATCCCATTATCATCCCGATACTTGTAAGTCATCCATGACCAATAGCCCGGTGCCCTGGCCCATTCGGCACGCCAGCCGATCATTATCTGATCAGCCAGGCCGTCGAATAGCCAAACGTCTTCACCAAATGCCGGCAGCGGATTGGCCTCTTTCCGGCGCTTGTCATAAGGAATCCAGTCGCCCATCAGTTGATTTTCCACTGCGTAATTTGAAACCGACCATACGTGGGCCTAAAATCCCCCACGCCCACTAAGCGGCCCGCATTAATCAGCACATCATGCAAATGATCCGGCGGAATGTATTCCGGCAGTAAGACCAGCAATTCGAGGTCAATCGTCCAACCGGCCCGTAACGCCGGTCGCGTTCTGGTCACACCATTGCGCTGCACCACCACCCGCCTTTTGTCTTCGTAATCCCACTCTATTTGCCCGAGACTCGCCAGATTGGTCAAACTCTGCACGCCGGCCCGGTAGAGATCCATCGCGGATTTGCGCGGCGAGCGCGGATCTTGGCGGTATTTGGCGGCATGGATAATGCTCTGACGCACGTATTCGCCGGGAATGGCTAATTCGCCGGCTTCATTGCGGTAGACATAGCTCGATAGATCATCGGACTTCTTCGCGGCACTGCCTTTGGCCGCCTTGCTTTTGGCCTCGACCGATTCGACATTCCAGCGATGAAAGAGAAAATCACTGGTGCCGGTAATCGCCACGTTAACCGCATAGGGGGCGCTGGCTTCGATCACCTCTATGGCGCCGTTGGTCGGTTCGTTTACTACCGTTACCGGTTTCAATTTTGCTTTTGTCATAAGCACTATTCTCCGTCGTTGATTAGAAAACCTTGCCTTGCCGTCGCCCTAACACACCTCGACCCGCCTCGCCTCGCCCCGCCTGGGCTTGCCTCGCCCCGCCTTACCTCGCCTCCCTAACCACGCCGATCCAGGCCAAACCGAACCCTGCCCTGCCAATCGAGCCTAACCTTGCCTTGCCGCGCCTAGGCCTGTCCTGAGCGCCGTCGAAGGGCCCACCGAGCCGAACCTAAGGGTGTTTTTCCCGCTCCCGTGGCGAATCGACCGAAAACTATCTCTGCCAATGCGGTTTCCAGGCGCTCATAGGATGATTCTCGGCGATTTCTCGCCAAGACAGGTGGGGTACACGCGCTCCGGCCGGTTGAGGCGAAAATTTCGCTTCTCTGCGGCCTCCTGCTCACCGCCCTCCCAACAGGGCCATCACCACCACCACATACCCCGTCGCCACCGCCAGCAGCATCATGACCGCCGGCAGCAACACCCACAGTCCTGTCCTGAGCACCGCCGAAGGGCCGGCCAGGGGGCGAAGGCGGCGCTGGATGGGCGGCGGCGTGGGCGGCGCCGGTGGGCCGGGGAGGTGTTGGGCACGGTACTCGGCAAGCGAAATCACTTGGGGCATGGGGGCTATCTCCTTTTCGATTTCGATGAGGGCCGCCGCCACGGATGATCGGCGGACCAGCCGGTCTGCTCGTGCGGCAGCAACTGCCAGTGCTCGCCATCGGCAATGGCCTGGCGCAACTGGTGGAGCGACACCCCGGCGGCCCGGGCCGCGGCGGTGATCGACGGATAGGTTTTGCCGGTCTCGACGCACTGCACTGGACAGGGCAGGCCACGGACGAGGGTGGGACGGTTAGGCATCATCGGTAGGCGATCCCTTTATAAACAGATCTGTGGTATCCTATCCCTATCGAAACGGCCGAGGGATGGCGATGAAATACAGCGAGTTCGTGCGCTGGTTGCAGGCCAGGGGCGTGGTGATCAGCAAAGGCAAGGGGCGCCATTACCTGAAGGCGACCTACCGAGGAAAAACGGTCCCCATCCCCTACCATGGCGCCAAAGAGATCGGCGAAGGCGTCCGGAGGAAGATCCTGAAAGAGTTGGGCCTTTCGGCTTCGCTCAAGACAGGCCTTGAGCCGTAATCCGCTATCCCGCCAAAGGAGCATCCCATGTTGAGCTACCCTATCCGTATCACCCCTGACACCGTCGGCTATATGGCCACCTGCCGCGACCTGTCGGAGTTCGTGGGCGCGGGCGACACCGTCGAGGACACCTTGCAGAACGCCGTTGAAGGCCTGGAAACCACGCTGGGCATCTATCTCGATGAACGCCGTCTCGTCCCCCAACCCTCGGCGCCCCAACCGGGTGAACAGTCGGTGGCCGTGCCCGCCCTGACCACGGCCAAGGTATTCCTGTCCAACGCCCTGCTCGAGGCGGGTTGGGCGAAAGCGGACCTGGCCCGCGCGCTTCGCTGCCATCCGACCCAGGTGGAGCGGCTCTTGGACGTCAATCACCAGTCCCGGCTCGATCGGCTGGAGGCGGCGTTGGCCGCCCTCGGCAAGCGCTTGCGGGTCGAGGTGTCGACGGCGGCCTAGCACAACCCCTCCTTCACCAGCGCCGCAAAGGCCGTCAGCGTGAGCTCCGCGGTATAGCCCACATCCGTGCAGATAATCCCCCACTCCGGCCTAAGCGTCCCTAAGCCCACCCGCACCCGCCAGGGTTGCCGGTCCAGCCGGTAGGCGAGCGCGGGCTTGAGGCGGGCCGTCTCGGCCTGGGTCACCGCTTGCGCCCACCATTGGCCGAGGCGGGGATGTTTCCCGGCCCGCTGGCACTCCACCGCCCAGCCGGCGATCCCGAGGAGGTCGCAGCCGCCCTCCCGGCATTGGCTGAGGTTGCGAACGACCGCTTCGCCCAGGTGCACCCGCAGCAGGCGCACCAGTTCGCGCTCGCCGTCGAGGCCTTTGCGGCGGGGGGCGGCGCTCAAGGAGATTCCCACCGCCGGCAGGCGGGCGAACGCAGGCAGATGTCGGTGCGACGGCCAGGCGTCCACGCGGCTTCCATCAGCCGGCATTTCCAGTAGGTCTTGGCGTACTGGCGGGCGATCCGATGCCGGCAGGATTGGCAGGTCTCGCCAGCCGGGCCGGTGCCCGGGACCGCGGCATAGCCCATGGCCTGGCGTTTCGCCTGGGCTTTTAGCCGCTGTTTGGCCTCGGCCAGGGCCTGGGGCGAGCACTTGAGGAGTTGAAACTGGATCGCTTTCTCGCTCATCTTTTTTGCGCTCCGTTTTCCAAAAGGCGCGGATACCCCGGCCCTTTAGGTCGGGGAGGAGCGCCCTCAGCAACAAAGGTTTGCAATCTCAAGGCTCTGATAATGCTAAAATTACTTCCAAGTCCACGGCCGGTTGGTTGAACGATTCGACTGAGCGGTACGCTACGGCTGAACAGCTTGGCGCTGGCTAAGGGATCCGCCGGCGGGGTCGCTTCCCTTCGGGGACACCGTAGAACAGGTGCGTCACCCGGCCCAATAAGCCTCGGGGTTGGCCAAGTTAACCCCGGCCTGAAGGCTTTGGTTCGCGGCGTCGAAGGATTGGCGTTTAGCATGAACAATCTCCTCTCTAGGGTGGACCAAGCTCCGCCCTTCAGGGCGGAGAAGGTGACACCGGCAGCACACCCTTGGTTTGCCAATCGACCGCCTGGTAGCCGTGGCACCACGGACAATGCCAGTCCTCCCCACGGTTAGGCTTCGGAATGACCACGGCGCGACAGCCGCAGCGGCCGCAGTGGAGGATCGTCAGGCCGTCCAGGTCCTGGACGGTGGCGGTGGGGAAGAGGGGGGTGCTAATCGGCATGGCGCTGCTCCTCGAGGCGCGCGGCCTCCGCGACAATGCGCTCGTAGATTTCGGCTTCCTCGTTGCACCGGATGGCCTCGCCGTCCATCCCATTGGCCCAGGCGTGGGACGCCTTGGCGCGGCAATACTCAGCCCGGAGGCGCCAGGTGGTGAGCAAGGCGTCATAGCGCGCGGCCGCCTGCTTGGCTTGGCTGTGCTCCCAATTTCGCCCGGTTTTGATCAGCGCCTGGGCGTCTTGCCGGGCCTCGCGGTAAGCCTGCTCGATGGGGTTCATGGCGTCTCCTCGCCGCCCAAGGCCTCGCCCTGTCGAAGGGCCGCCTGCAATCGGGCCCTTCGCTCGTCGTCCGCCGGGGTCAGGCACCGGCCTGGCGGCCCTTCGGCTGTGCTCAGGACAGGCGTCGGGATGGGATCGCGGGTGCTCCTCTCCTGGCCGGCCAGGCCTGTCTTGAGCGAAGTCGAAAGGGCCTGGCGCATCCGGGCCAGATGCGGCCGGGCGATTTGGGCGCGACTCGAGTGGCTCATGGCGTGTTCTCCGCACGATGGGGCCGCAAGATGCCCCGGAGGTTGGCAATCTCGGCCGTGGGCACTTTCCTGGGCGGGTCGCCCCCACCTCCTCGGGGGAGCGGTTTCTTGCGGGCGGCCGCTTCCCGCGCCGCTTGCCGGCGCACGGCCTCGCGGGCCTCCCGGACCTGGAGCGCGCCGGTCGGCTGGAAGGTCCCGGCCTTGTGGCACTCGCAGAGGGTGCGCAGGAAGGCAAGCGGGGTATGTACCAGGTTGTGGCGGGGATCCAGCCGCCAGGCCAGTTCGTCAAGCAGGGTTTGGGCATCGAGCAGGGTGAACAGGCACACCAGTTGCCAGGCCCTCACCACTTCGGCCGGGTTGAGCTTAGCGGGGAAGATCAACTCGTCTCGGGCCAGCGTGCCTTCGGCCAGGTGGCTATCGGGCGGGGCCTGGCGTTCTGCCGGGTTCTCGCTGAGGCGGGGAAGTTCTGCCCTTTGCTCGCTTTCTTCGCTTTTTTCGCTTGGTGAAGTACTACAACTACGCGGCGGGGGGGGCGGCGGGGGGGTGGGGTCCGGTTCTTCCTCTGTAGGGGGTTCAGAGGGAGTAGTAGTAGTTTCCTGTTCTTGTTCCTGTTCCTGTTCCTGTTTAGGCATAGGTTCCGGGGAACGTTCCGGGGAACGTTTGGGGTAACGTTCCCCTAAAGGTTCCCCGAACATTTTGGGGTGCCTACTTCGATAGCCTTGGAGGACCTCCAGATGCCCGTCGCCCCAATGACTCGCATACTCCTCCAGGGACTCGAAGGCCCGCATTTTCAGAGGGCAATTAGGCACCTCATCAAAGGCGGCTAGCCATGATTTGAGAATGTTAGGGTTGTGCGGCTGATTCCATCGAAAGAAGTTCGGGAACCAGACCACCTGAAACCGTTCATCCACCTCGATGAACTGATTCTCGATACATTCCTCTATCCCTTTCCGGTAACGTTCCTCAGACCAGCGCTTATCGGCGGCAAGGCCCGCCACCGAGGCCTTGTACAGCCCAATTTGATTGGTGAGGGGATTGGTAAAGGTGTGGAAAAAGACCAGTTGGCCATCGTCGGAGACAAAGGGAAATTTGTCATCATTCCAGATCAAACAATGGAGAGACCGGTACCTAGACATCGCTATCGTCCTCCGTGTCTATAGCTCCAATAAAATGCGGTGAGTGAATCTGCCAGCCATCGCCCTGTTCACTTAAGAACTGGATAGCGAGTAATTCACGGATACCCTGCGCGGCCTGCTCCGGCGATAACGCCGCTGATTCGGTCATCTCGCCGATGGACTCTGTCACCCGCCCCTCTACCGTGGTATAGGGCGAGGTCAGCAGGTAAAGCGCCAGCCAGCGAGCGGGATAAGAGAGCGTATGAATCGCCCGGTCCTGCCAGAAGTCGGGGGATAAATAACCTTCGGGGCGGGCATAGGGACGCTGGTTTTTTTGGTGTGGTTCGGTCATAATCAACTCCGAGGGATATGGTTTAGTCATTGCGATCGAACCCGCCGGTAGTGGTACTGCCGGCGGGTTTTTTGTTGCCTGAAGAAAAAAAACGGCGAGCCGGTAGGCTGGGACCGGATCGCCGTCAAGGTGGCGGAGGATCGCCAAGAAAACGAAGGGGGAAACGTCGAAGCGGGGGCGTGGTCTATGGGGTTGGGGTACATGCGTTCTCCATTATTGTTCACAATTTCCTTAAAGCACCCGGCCTATACTGGCGGTGCTTGCTGGGGGATCGGCCAATGAAAAGGCCTCCCTGGCGGGTTGGGAACGTGAATGGGACTTGTGTTGTGCAGCACGATGACCCCCTTTACTTCCTAGTCTTTTGTCTCGTTGAAGCCCGCTCTCGCCGCCAAGCAATCGCGGGCTTTCTCTTTTTCTGCGCCGCCAAGGCGACGCGGTTCTTAGTTCAGTCCAACCTAGTCAAACACCTGCGCCAGCACCCCCACCGCGATCGTCGCTACGGCTGCCGCACTCACCAGCACCGAGAGCTGGTGCGCCCAGATCTCGGCGCCGGGTCGATGCCGGGCGAGCCATTCGAGCCACCAGGCGACCAGCAGGAGTACCCCGCCCACCAGGGCGTAG